ATAACACACCAGAAATTCCAAATTACCATAAATACATTAAGAACATGCACTCATGGAGATTACAATATGGCTCAACTTAGTTCACCCGGCGTAAGCGTAACAGTAGTAGACGAATCATTCTACACACCTGGCGCCCCAGGTACCGTTCCTTTAATCGTTGTTGCTAGTCAACAAGATAAGAAAAATACTTCAGGCACAGGTACAGCACCTGGTACGCTGAAAGCAAATGCAGGTAAAGTATATTTACTTACAAGTCAAATGGATCTTGGACATACTTTTGGTATTCCTTACTTCCAAACTGACGCAGAAAACAATCCAGTCAACGCTGGCGAGTTGAATGAATATGGTCTACAAGCTGCATACAGTTTGCTAGGCGTAAGCAATCGTGCTTATGTAGTACGTGCTGATTTGGATACTAAACAGTTGATGGGCAGTTCATCAATTCCAGCAGGATTACCTACAGACGGTACTTGGTGGTTAGATTTAGGCGCCACTAACTTTGGCCTATTTGAGTGGAATAGTAATTCCATTAGAGTAAAACACGGTCAAACATTTACACATAAACATGTTACAACAATTACAGATTCAGCACTAGTCGACGAAAGCACATATGCTCCGTTGGATAGCGTTGGAGCTGTTGGCGACTATGCAATTGTCAGTGTAACTACATTGAACATTATATGGTACAAAAAACCACAAACAGATTCAGCAGCTGGAACATGGGTTAAAGTAGGTAGCCCAGAATGGGTATTAAGTCGTCCCACAGCAACTGGTTCAGTGGCATTTCCAACATTAGTAGCAGCTGCTGGTAGCCCACTATCATTTACTGGTTATATTGACGGTACACCTGGCACTGGCGGTTGGGCAGGTTCTGGCAATACAGGAACTACATTACACATTACTAGCAACAATTATAGTAGCATGTATAACGGTGTGTCGCTATTAGTTACAGATTGGGTAATTACCGGAACTGGCACAGCATTAGACGGCTATACAGTTACAGGTGTTAATGGTACTAATGGTTTAATTGTTAATGGTATGTCAGATCTTTCATTGAACGGTCTTTCTGGACAATTAACACCTGCAGGTGATTATTTGTATATTAACGGTACTCCAATCGGAAATGTAACAAATGTTGCAGATCTAGCAACAGCAATCATGGATGTATTTGGCGAAAGCATTACAGCCGCATCAATTAACGGTTACTTGAATTTGTATTCTGATGGTACAACTAATATAACATTGTCTGGAACAAGCGTTGCTAAATTAGGTTTACAAGCATCAACTTACTATCCACCAAAACTAACAATTAGCCCACACTATCAGCCACCAGAGTACGGCACATTTGCAACTCCAGGATCAGCAAACGGCCAGCCAACAGGCAGTATATGGATTAAAACAACTCCTGTTAATTTAGGTGCAGATTGGATTGTTAAGCGTTATAACGCTACAACAGAATCATGGGTTACACAACCTGTTAAGTTGTTTAAAACAACATACGAAGCATTAGCAGCATTGGATCCTACTGGTGGCGGTATTAATTTACCAGCCAATACAGTATTTGTAAAATACAACGATGATGAGCATCCAGTTACTCCTTATGCAGACTTTAAACTATATCGTCGTGTAGGAACAGGCAAAACAGCAATTACTAGTAGCATTATTCATAATGATACTTTTACAAATGGAACAACATATCAGTTCTTTATTGCTAGTACAGAAATTGGATCTAAGACACTAACTCCAGCTAGTTTTACTAGCGGCAATGCAGGTGATCCAGGTATTGTTACATTTGAAGCAACAGGCAATGCAGTAGTTGACTCACAAGCATTGGTAGCAGCTATACTTCAAACAGTTGCAGGAACAGAAGTTACAGCAACTCGTAACGCTAATAATTCTATCACAATCACACACAATAATGGTGGTGATATGTATTTTTACGATAACAATACATTAGACATGTTGTTTACTCCCGGTACAACAGCTTACTATGATGTTACCGCAGCTATATTAGATGAAAATTATGAAAACGGCATTACATGGGCCGAAGAAGGAACATATGTTGCTAGTTTATGGGGCAGTACTGTTGGCAATCCTCCAGTGGGATTTGCAAAACCGTCAATCAATGCACCATCAACAACTCCAGCTGATGGCACATTATGGTACGATACATTCTTACATGATGTTGATATTATGGTTAACAACGGTATGGAATGGGTTGGCTACTTAGATGTAACAGCTCAGGCTTACAACCAACAAGTTTATGCTGTAGGCGGCGCAGTAGTTACAGATCCAAATGGACCAATTATCAGTGCTAGTATGCCTACACTACAAAGCAATGGCGGAAGTTTAGCTAACGGTGATTTGTGGATCAACCCGCAAGATACTGAAGCTTTCCCGACAATCTACAAGTACAGTAGTTTAACTGGCAAATGGGTATTAATTGATAATACAGATCATTTAACAAGTCAAGGTATTGTTTTTGCTGATGCTCGTTGGAGTGACCAAGGTTCAATCGGTAGCGAACAGATGGGATTAGGTGCTCCAGATTCTATCGTTAGCTTGTTGTCAAGTAACTTTGTTGACCCTGATTGTCCAGATCCTGCACTATATCCAAAAGGAACATTGCTATGGAACTTACGTCGTAGCGGTTTCAATGTTAAGAAATATGTAGTTGGACACATTGATACTGGTGCGATTAATACTCTTTATACAGCCGACGATGTATACCCAGAAGGTCAACCGATGACCAACTACTATCCAGATCGTTGGATCAGCGATGCTCCAAACGATTTAGAAGGCGTTGGACAATTTGGACGTAAGGCTCAACGTGCTGTTGTACTAAAAGCATTGTTAGCAACAATTAACGAAAATCAAAATATTCGTCAACCAGACACAGTTATTTTCAACTTGTTAAGTTGCCCAGGATATTTAGAAGCAACAAGTGCTCTAGTTAGTTTGAACACAGACAATGGCGAGTCAGCATTTATTGTTGCTGATAGCCCAGCACGTTTAGAACCAGATGCAACAAGTTTAAGCAACTGGGGTAACAACACAATGGGTGCAGCAGTTGATGGTGAAAAAGGCCTAATTGAAAATAATGCATACAGTGCAGTTTATTATCCATGGGGTTACACAAGCGACTTACTAGGTAACTATATTGTTGTTCCTCCAAGTCACATCATGTTGCGTACAATTGCTCTAAGCGATAACGTTTCTTATCCATGGTTTGCACCAGCTGGTGTACGTCGTGGCGGTGTAACTAATGCAAGTAGCGTAGGCTATGTTGAAGCTGCAACAGGTGAATTTAAGACTGTTGCTCTAAACACTGGACAACGTGATACACTGGCAGCTGTTCATGTTAATCCAATTACATACCTAGCTGGAACAGGATTAGTTGCATACGGACAAAAGACACGTCAGTTAGTTGCTAGCAGTTTAGATCGTATCAACGTTGTTCGTCTAGTGATTTACATGCGTTATCAATTAAATGTAATTGCTAAACCGTTCATCTTTGAACCAAACGATACCATTACACGTAATGAGATCAAACAACAAATTGAGAAGTTCTTATTAGAACTAGTTGGTCAACGTGCTTTGTACGACTACTTGGTAGTTTGTGACTCGAGCAACAATACACCAGCAAGAATTGATGCGAACGAACTCCATGTCGATATAGCTATTGAACCAGTGAAAGCTGTTGAATTTATCTATATTCCATTGCGTTTAGAGAACACTGGCGCAATCAAAGGCCTTGGAAAATAATTAGGAGAATATAAATGGCAATCGCAGCTCTATCAAATTTTACAGTACCGTTAGCATCTGACCAAAGCGCAAGCAGTCAGGGTATGCTAATGCCAAAACTGAAGTATCGCTTCAGAATCAGCTTTGAAAACTTTGGAACAAGCGGCAGCACTACTGAACTTACAAAACAAGTTCAAGAAGCTGTTCGCCCACAAGTTAAGTTTGCAAACCAAGTAATTGAAATTTACAACAGTAAAATCAACTATGCTGGCAAACCAAGCTGGGAAGCAATCACAGTTAAACTACGTGATGATGCTACTAACGCAGTAAGCACACTAGTTGGCGAGCAAATTCAAAAGCAATTTGACTTCTTTGAACAAAGCTCAGCAGCCAGCGGCTTAGACTATAAGTTTACTATGCGTATTGAAATGTTAGACGGTGGTAACGGTTCTACAACTCCTACTAGTTTAGAAGTATGGGAGTGTTATGGCTGTTACTTAGAAGCAACTAACTACAACGATATCAAGTATAGTGAAAACGGTCCAGCAATGATCGATCTAACAATTAGATTTGACAATGCTATCCAAAAGACTCCAAGTAACGGCGTTGGTGCAGCACAAACAGTACAGAAATTCCCAGGCGGAACTAGCGTACTAGGTAGCTAATAATTAAAACCCACTTCGGTGGGTTTTATTATGACAATTCGTTAACTACGCACTTTATTTTAACGATAAATAAAGTTATGTCATCATACAAATCAGGTTCAAGCTCAACTATTATAAGAGATCAGCAACACGCTGATCACTTGTTTAATGTCGACCAGTTTAGACTGGCACCTAAACACAATTTTTTATTCCACGTGGCTTTTGGAATAAACAGGCATGCTTTACAAAATGCACAACTAGTGCAGGCATACGGTGAAGAAATAGGTATGCTAGTTAAGAGTATCGATTTACCAAGCTACCAAGTAGAAACACAAACATTAAATCAATATAATAGAAGAAAAGTTACACAATATCGCCACAAAGGTGGAGAAATCGGAATTAAGTTCATCGACGACAACATGGGTTTGATTAATCAATTGTGGCAAGCATATTACAGCTATTATTATGCAGATTCGTTGAGCGCAACAGCACCAGGTGCATATTTAAGAAATGCAACTAAATCATATGGATTAGCAATGCCAGTGCCGTACGGACTAGATAACGGTAGTACTAGACCGTTTTTTAATTATATAAAAATTTATCAAATGGCCCGCCACGAATACATAATGTATCAAGTGTGGAATCCAATCATAAAAAGTTTTAATCATAATCGAGTTGATTATTATCAAGCCGGTGTTCATGACATGGACATGAAAATTGAATATGAAGCAATTAGTTATGAATCTGGAGCAGTTGAAGATGGCAATCCAGAAGGATTTGCACAGAGCCACTATGATCATCATCCTAGCCCATTAGGCGGCGGTGGCGGTGGTAACAGTCCTAGTCTTGCAGGAATTGGTCCAGGTAATATTCTTGGTCCAGGTATACTAAGTAACGCTCTTAATACAGTAAACAATTATCAAGGCGTTAACGGATTAGTTGCTGGTGTGCAATTGGGTGCTGCGGCAGCTCCGTTAATAGGTGCCGCAATTCGAGGAGTTTCTGGTCTAATTCATAGTGCTGTAAGCGGACTATCAGGGTTTTCTTTCCCTGGTGCTAATAGAACTAATTCTCAAAATACCGAAGCCGGTACCGCAGGAACAGACTCTGAGAACGAGGGCGAAAATCCGCAAGAAGAAGAACAAAATACAAATCCAGATACAAACGATAATAACACTGATAATCAAGAGTATGATGAAGCAGGTCCGTGGGATCAAGAAGCAGGTACTGGTACTGACGAGAATCCTAGTAGCAATTTTGATTCGGGCAGCGAAGACGATTACAGTTTTGACTTTTAATTATGACTACAACTAACCTACCAACAAAAAATAAAAATATATCAACAGATAGTGTAAAATCTTTTTTTTATAAAAGTTACGGACAGCCTGTAAGTTTTCCGGCAGCGGAAATTGATGCCACTATTGCATTTTTTACAAAACGAGGATTTGACCAACTAGGAGCAGGAACAATTTCTATTGTGATGTTGAATCAATCTAGACAAGAAAATGTTGATGTGTTTACATTGCTTGATACATTAAAAAGCCTTACAGATGTGCAACTAAGTCAAGTAGTCGCACAGGTGTTAAATGCCAGCAGAGATAAAACAAGTTTGCTAGGTTACAGAACAGCTCCTGTAGCCAATACATTTGAAGCTAGAAATATTTTAATCTAATATGGCTAAGTTTGCTCGTGGAAAGTTTGTAATGAAACAGCCTGAAAAATATGTTGGTACTAAACAACCAACATATCGTTCTAGCTGGGAATGGACATTTATGAACTTTTGCGATACCAATAAAGCTATTCTTAAATGGGCAAGCGAAGCCATACAAATTCCCTACAGAGATCCGTTAACTGGTAGACAAACAGTTTATGTACCAGACTTTTTTATACAATATCTTGACAAAAATAATAGAATATTAACAGAGTTGATTGAAATAAAACCCGCAAGTCAAAGCATATTAGAGCGTGTAGGTAAAAACAAATACAATCAAGCACAGTTTGTTAAAAATCAAGCCAAATGGAAAGCAGCCAATTACTGGTGCCAACAACAAGGATTGAAATTTAGAGTGCTTAATGAAAATGATATATTCAGCCAAGTATAAGCATAAGTATTATTATGACTAAACGACTTGAAGAAATACTAAATCTACCCGAAAGTAAAAAGATTGTCAAGGAAGAAGAAAAGCGAGCTAAAAAAGCAGAGCTTGCTCAACCGTTTATCCGTGACATATCCGAATACGATAAAATAGCAGCCGCATTGCCGCAGGTAAAAGGCCTGGGCGATGCTGGCGACAATGAGCTAGATGAACTGGCTAAAAAAGCTACAGATGCTTATGACGATATCATGGATCTAGGCATGAATGTTGAAGCCAGATACAGTGCTAGAATGTTTGAAGTTGCGGCAAGTATGTTAAAAAATGCCATTGATGCTAAAAGTGCAAAACTTGATAAAAAATTAAAAATGATTGATTTGCAACTGAAAAAACAAAAGTTGGATCAAGATGCTGTTAATGCCGACGAAGGTATTAACATACAGGGCGACGGTGTAATCATTACAGATCGCAATAGTCTGCTAGAAAAACTCAAGCAGATGAAATAAATACAATACTGGGATTACATTATGAAATCATTTAAAGAATACTTGACAGAAAGCAAAAAA